TTTCAGTTTCTAAATGATTTGAGTTATTTAAAAATGAAACGCGAAATAGACAATGAAGCAGAAAAAAAACTATTAAAGAAATATGCCAATTAACATTACACAATCGCAAAAAATACAGCTCGATAATGGGTTTGTCGGCAGTACGGGTAGTTTTAATTTTAGCGAAGTAACGGCAAAGGAAATAAACGCTTTATTAATTGAACGTGCGGAATTATTTAAAGATGTTTGGATAGAGCAATTAAATAGTAAAAAAATTATCGCATCTGGTAATATTGAAAATGTGGATTATGAAATTATGCAAACGGGTAGTTCGGCAACTTTAAATATTAGATTTCCATATTACGCAAAGTTTGTTGATAAAGGGGTTAAGGGTGCTATAAGTTCTAAAAATGCGCCAAATAGTCCGTATAAGTTTAAAAATACTTTTACAATGAGCCCAGACGGACGCAAATCAATCGCGAATTGGTTGCGCTCAGGTAAGGCAAAAGTTAGAACAACGGATGTTAAAAAATATGGAGCAAAAGGAATTGAGCGAAAGTTTAAAAAAATAAGCGATTTCGATAGGAGTTTAAACACGTTAATTTATAATATAAAGGCATACGGTATTAAAAAACGCGATTTTATCGAGCCTACAATTAAGAAAAGTTTAGAAGGCTTTGAAAAGGAAATAGGCGAAGCGATAGGCAAAACAATAACAATTAATATTTTTAAATGAGTATAACATTAATAAACCCTTCGGGCTATCCATCCGCTCAAGATAATCTTTGGTCGATTGCTTATTCAAGTAATTCGGGACAAACAGATTTTAAATATGTATTTGATGTCTTTGTTGATGGGGTGCAATTGGTACGAACAAAGGTATTCCCAGAACCGTCAAATGGTCGCGGTTACTTTGATGCGATGCCTGTGGTATCGAATGAGATAACTTACGGTTGGTTTCAACCTGTTTCAAATACATTTGGTCAACAAAACTATTTGACCGCATCAGATACATTAAATGAAAAAATTTATCAAATAAGAGTTGGCGAAGATTATAGCGGAACGACCTATTTAAATTTAGCGTCTGGGAATGTAACTGCTTATAATTATAGCGCACCATTATTTAAACGTAGGCAAATCAACATAGGACAAAAATTAAATAATTGGTTAACAAATAGACCATTAAATGTAAAAGCAAAAATAACGGATAAGTTTTTTATACCAATGTTTACAGATGCTTTAAAATGGTATAATTTAAAAACTTATGACAATAGCAATTCTTTAATATCAAGTTTTAATGTTGGATTGCCCAATACAATAAAAAAATATACTCAATTAGATTTTGGCGCGGATGCAATAAACAATAGAGTTTTAGCTGGAACAATAAACAGCAATGTAAAATATTATACAATACAAATGCTAAACGCGAGTAGTTTAGGTAGCGCAACAATATTAAGCGATATGCTTACTATAAACGTTGATTGCAATCCTTTATACACGCCTGTAAACCTTTATTTTATTAACGCCTACGGAATGTTTGACACGGCACGATTTAATCTTGCGTCGCGTCTTACAATGGACGTAGAGCGCAAAACATTTGAGCAACGTAATTACACATTTAATAATTCAAGCGTTGATTATTACAACGCTAATAACGTGTACAATGAAAGTAAAATAAATTATGGTAGTAAATCTAATCATTCGTACAAATTAACAATGGATTTTCCAAGCGATGCCGAATATGTATGGCTTGCAGAATTAATTGTATCTCCACAGATATACGCGGAAATAGACGGGAATTATTATCCTGTTACAATTAAAAATTCAAACTACGAATATTCAACATACACAAACAACAAATTAAGAGCGTTGGAAATCGATATTGAATTAAATCAAACACGCTATAATTTTAAACGATGACAAGAATATTTATTGAAGATAATGAGTTGGATATTAACGCGGGTTTTTCGCAAATGATTAACTATTCTATTGACGACCTTAATAATTTAGATAGCAAAACAACTTCATTTACAAAAACGATTGTACTGCCCGGCACTTCAAAAAACAATCGTTTACTCGGTAATATATTTGAGTTTGCTAATTCAAATTATACGGTTGATAGTGCGCCAAATTTTGGATATAATTTTAACGCAAGTAAATCAGCAAAGGCACGAATTGAAGTAAACGGTATGCAGGTTATAAAGGGCGTTATGCGATTGCTTGAAATAATTGTTGATGGCGAATTTGTAGAATATGAAGTTGCATTGTTTGGGGAGTTAGGCGGTTTCTTTTCAAAGTTAGGTGCGAGCAAATTAACCGATTTAGATTTTAGCGCATATAATCACACTTATAATTACACAAATATTGTTAATAGTTGGGATAACGCAAATGCTGGAGAAGGTTATTATTACCCGTTAATTGATTATGGTAATACATCGCCCATAAGTGATGCAAACTTTTTAAAAAAGAATTTCTATTTTACAGCTTTTAGACCTGCCTTTTTTGTAAAGCAATACATCGATAAAATAATAACAAATGCTGGTTATACATGGGAATCTGATTTTTTTAATACTAACTTTTTTAAACGTTTAATTGTTCCAAATAATCAAGTAAGGCTTAAATACAATCGCGATAAAATTTTTGAAAGCAATATAAATCCAGCATCACCAACAATTAGCATTTCACAAAATTTATTACATTCAAATATTGTAACAGATTTATTTACAAATGTTTCAAATACAACTTTTACATACACACCAGCACAGGCATTTGTTGGCGAAATAGGATTTAATTTTAGAGGTACTTATACGGTTCAAAATTCAAATCCTAGCGATACACAATATAGATATGCTTTTGCAACGATAAGAGTTTATAAAAATGGTTCAGTATTTTATATTGATACTAACAAAAGATTTGGTGGTTATGCTACAACTTTAGGCGGGTTTTTAACAGGTGCTACTTATAATTTTTCTTTGAGATTCCCGCCAATACCAATAACATTTAATACAGGCGATACGTGGAAAATGGACGTATTTATTTATGATACCGATGGTGCTGTTTTAAATGTAAGTTCAAATAATAGTGTTGTAACTATTTCAACCTCAAATCCAATTTTAGTTACTGCGCAATATAATGATTTTTTATTAGTTAATGGTTCGTTACCGCAAAACGTTTTACAAAAAGATTTTTTTGCTTCTATTTTAAAGATGTTTAATTTAATGGTAACCGAAGATAGATTTACCGAAAAAAAATTAGTGATTGAGCCTTATGTTGATTTCTACGATTTAAGCCGTGAAAGTTATAACGATTGGAGCGACAAAGTAGATAGAAGCCAAGTGATTAAGATTAAACCAATGAGCGAAATTAACGCTCGATATTACGATATAAAATTCAAACAGGATGCGGATTACTTTAATGAGCAATACCGCAAAAAATATGTTGAAGGGTACGGCGATTATAGATTTGATAATCAATTAGATTTTGCAAAAGATACCAGCACAACTGAAGTAATATTTAGCGCAACGCCTTTAGTTGGTTACACCAATAACGATAAGATTTTTCCAGCAATTTATAAATTGAATAACGGCACTGAAGAAATGATTGAGCATAATATAAGAATTATGCAAGCAAAAAAAATAACAGGTCGTACAAGTTGGAAAATATATTATAAACCACTTGGGGTTGATACTATATTAACAACAGTAACAACATACGGGTACGCTGGACATTTAGACGATCCATATAATGCGAGTGCTGATTTAAACTTTGGAGTGCCTAAAGAAATAAATTTCACTTTGGCTTCGGGGTTATTATCAAACAATTTATTCAACACTTACTACTCGCCATACTTTGCGGAAATAACCGACAAGGATTCAAGATTAGTAACGTGTAAAATGAAATTAACGGAGCGCGATATAAACACACTAGATTTTACAAAGTTTATCTGGATTGATGGGGTTTTATATCGCCTTTATAAAATAGTAGATTATGCAGAAAATGAACTTTGTGAAGTGCAATTATTACGAGTAATTTATACAACATACTAAAATGATTATAAAATATTTTGATGAGTTTAATGGGCAATGGTTGGATATAACAGGAACGACGGGAACAACGTTAACTTACAACGATGCGAGTGGATGGGTTGGCGTTGCTAACAAAGTTATAAAGGGCAACATATCACAGGTAGGAACGAGCGACCCCACAATTGATATATTTGAAAATACGACAGGCGCAACGTTTACAACAAGTAGAACTGTTAATGGTGTTTATAGGATTGATTCAAGTATTAACCTTTGGACAACTACAACAATGTTTATTGCAATAGGCAACAATCAATTAAAGAATGGAGATTTTGTTTTTAATATGCAATACGGAACTGCAACAAGATTAGATTTATTTACTTTACAAGATGGGGTTTTAACAGACGAGTTATTAGGTAAAACAAGTTTTGAAATAAAAATATATTAATGGCAACAACAACTGAAGTAGGCGTAAAAATAACGGTAGACGGTAGCGAAGCGACCAAATCGGTAGGCTCAATTAAATCGCAATTAAAAGAGGCAACAGCTGAATTAATAGCGATGCGAGAAAAGTTTGGTGATACATCTGTTGAAGCGGTAAAAGCGGCTAAAAAAGTAGCTAATTTAAAAGATAGTATAGGAGATGCTAAAGCAATGACGGACGCGTTTAACCCAGACGCAAAGTTTAAAGCGTTTGGGAGTGCGTTACAAGGTGTTGCGGGTGGGTTCAGTGCATTACAAGGCGCACAAGCGTTATTCGGTAGTGAATCGAAAGACCTAGAAAAAACGCTTGTAAAAGTGCAATCCGCAATGGCTTTAAGTCAGGGGTTAAATTCAGTATTGGAGGCAAAAGATTCATTTAAGAATTTGGGATCGGTTGTTAAGGATGTAGGGAGTAAAGCGTTTGGTAGTTTAAAAAGTGCAATTATATCAACAGGAATCGGATTGCTTGTAATTTCTTTGGGTTTATTGGTTGCCAATTTTGACAAAGTAAAAAAGGTTGTATTAGATTTAATCCCTGGTCTTGCATCTGTTGGCGAATTTATTGGGAATATAATTGATAGCGTTACAGATTTTGTAGGTGTTACATCAAAGGCTAGTAGGGAATTAGAAAAGTTTAATAAAGTTACCGACCAACAATTAAAAGAGCAAAACGCTTTTTTAGACCAGAACGGTTACAAATATGATGAGTACACAAACAGAAAAATAAAGGCTAATATTGATTATTTAGAGAACGCAAAAAAGGTTAAGAATGATGAAACTTTAAGCGAGGCGCAAAAGAATAAAGCGTTAAAAGATTACCAAGATAAAAGGGATTTCGAAATAAATGAATCTACAAAAGGAAGGCAAGAAAAAGTTGATGAAGCCAACGCTCAAGAAGTAGAAAAGGAAAAACAAAAAAATGAAAAATTAAAGGCTGAAAACAAAGCTAAAAATGATGCATTAAAAAAACAAAATGAAGATTTTGAAAAGGAATTGCAAGCGTTAAAAGACCAGAATTTAGTTGATGCGATTAAAGACGAAAATGATAAAGCCGAAGCGTTATTGCAATTGCAATTTACAAATGATATTAAACGAATTAACGCTAGTAAATATTCAGAAGAACAAAA